TTTCATTACCAGATATTCTATCGCTTCTTCCTCGGTCATAGGGCCGATAGGTTCTGCGTAGGGATGCTCTTTTGGCTGTCCGTCAGGTACACCACGATCACGCTGGTAGGCTTCGATAGGTGGCAACACACCGCCAGCCAATGCCGCAGCCATCCAGTTAGGATCAGGCACAAGCACTGCCGCAGGTGCATCGAGGTCGTTAGGGTTCTCGAATACCACACGGTACTTAGACTGCACTGGATCAAGTCGGCTCTTGGCTTCTGCTAGGCGGTCCCAAAGGTGCTTGTGAGCAACTTGTTGCGTAGGAGCTTGCGACATCATGCTAGGTCTCCGTGGATGGTTGTGTACTGACGTTTGGCATCTTCATTAGTCCCATCGAAATTTCTAGTTTCGGCGTTGTACTGCGAAGCTGTATTGAAACCATTTGTTTCAGTGTCATCGTGGACACCAACGTAGTTGTTGCCGTTTGTGCCTGTGCCATTTAATGAGTAAAATGCATTGTTCATAATATTCGTAAGAGAATAGACAGTTTCACCTACGGACGTATCTGTAATACTTGCGATATTAAAGCTATCTAAGACAGTTTGAGTTCCAGTTTGATTAACGCAAGCCCAAGCCTTTGCAGACCCATTGACGACATAGCCAGTCGCTACTGTATCTGTGCCATCGGAAATGTTTGGGGTTTGGATTGTACCAGTAAACGTTGCGTCACCACTATCAGAAATCGTCAGTCTTGTGGTTCCCTCATCAGTTTTTATTTGTACGCCATCACTGTCAACCGCTTGGATAACGCCGGTTCGAACCTGCCATTCATTTGTGGACTGATCTAAAAACGCCAACTCTATCCAAGCGTTATTTGCATCATTTCGCACCTTCAAAACATTGTTAGCAGTGTCGTTAAATAATTGGCCAGGAAAAGTCGTGCTCGGATCAGATGACCCCGACGAATTTGAAGCCAACGCCGAAAAAATATTGTTCAGATCAGCCCTGGCGCTTGCAAACGGCAGATTCGCCAAGTTCATGTCACTTTGACTCATGTGGTCAACTCCTTGCCGTAACCTCTTGCAACAAAATCAAACTGCGTTTGATTGCTGCTAACAGTTGACCCCGTATAGGTCGTGATTGTAAAGCCTTCACGATTTTTGCTTGTGATAGCATATCTGTCGCCGTCTGCCAATGTCGCACCGATCCCGATTGCTGGCGTTGCGTTAAACGCGCATTGAAACGTGACCACCTTCGAACCTGTGTAGGTGATATCGCTCCCGGTCTCGTCGCGATCGGGCATGTCTACCTTGACAGTCAATTCTCGAACAGCTGGCGCGTTCGCCGCATTGCTAGTCTCTAAAACCGCCCTGAAACGCATTGCGCGGGCAGCAACGTCCGACACAATAAAATCCCGATAGTCCGACCATGTCGGCGAACTTGCAGGATCGTCATTCGTTGTTGAAATTTGCGTCTTGACAGACGTGGTGTCAAATGCGTTTGGATCGCCATCAAAAAGACCTTCGCGATCATCAAACAAACCAGACGCAGAATCAAAATCGTTGACATAATCTTTAAAATCAACTTCAAGAACCGAAGTCACTCTGCTTACATAGACCTGCCCCAGATCTATGTATCCTGCAAAATCATATGTGCCGCTTGATTGTACCGATCCGCCTCCGCCATCAAAAAAACCGAGCGCGTCGTCGAAATTACCGGGCATGTCGTCAAACAGCGTTGATCCCGTTAGGGTCAAATATGTGCCGCTTTCATCAGTAGTCGCAACAACATTGTTTTTGGAACCACTGAACGATGGGTGTTCTTGTTGGGTCTCAACAACATTCAAATTCTCAATATCAGCAACATTTGTATCAATAACAATTGACGCCGGATTTTCACTAAGCTTGCCGAGCTTATCCACCGCCTTGATAAAGTATGTCCCAGATTGTGACGGCACAATCGCCGCATTGCCAGGCCGCGAAACGCGATCAACAATATCCACGGCCCGTTGATAGGTTGTCCCAGAAATTTCCGGTGAATATCGTATTTTGTAATGCGACAAATCTAAATTGCCGACCGGCTCCCAGCTCAAATGCAATGTGCTGCCCACAACATTTGCTGAGAAGTTTGTCACATCATCTGGCAAAGCCTCAAATAAAGACGCATAAAAGTTTGTAACTGTGTTAAATTCACCCTTTATGCCTATCGCGTTAATCGATCTGGCCCTAACATCAAAATATCCGTCTGAAATTCCAACAATCTCAAATCGTGATCCGCTTGCCTGACCAGCCATGACCCAATCTGCCGATGAACTCCGCTTAAATTGGACTTCAAATCTATTCACAAACGGACTGTCAGATGTAACGTCAATGACAAGAGCGCCAACGACGGTCTGATTTTCAACTCTTAATTCTGGCGTCAAAGACAAACCAACATTTGCGGTTGCAAATGCGTTCGGCAACGTTGTGTTGTTGTAAATTATTTCTGTTTCTGTTGCATCAGGATCAAACGCGGATTCGCTAATTTCTTGCAAGACAAGCGGCACACGAATTTCGCTTTCGGATGATTTGCCAAGCGACCAATTTGCAACCTCAAATTCCTTTTCCACCCATCCAGTTCTGGGATTGGTGATTGCAACAATATCACCACACTCTACGTCAATAGCGCTAAGACCGAAATCTGCCGTTATCCTCATTTGTTCGCGCCCACGATACAAAGTCACCGCTGCTATTCTCTGCGCTGTCGGCGCGCTTGTTGTGTACGGCTGCGGAAGATCAAGCATTTGCTCTTCGCCGCCATCTTCATACCGAAACGTTTCGCTAGTGATTGCGGTATAGTCGTCTGTGATCCATCGATTTGATGCGTCGGGAAAAACACCCTTCACACCATTGAATTGGTCGCGCGCATTTACTCGCGTTGACAAACTTATAGAGCTGCGCAAATCATCAAGCGTAAAGGTTTTTACCGGTGCAGAATAATGACCCACAATTTGCTTGTAATAACCGCCGCCAAAAAACGTGGTACCAACACAAGTCGTCATCATTTTTTTCAAAACCGCGCCGGGTTTTTCGTTGGCGCGGATAACACCGTTCATCGTATATCTTTTTTCAGTGCCACCCGCCGCGAGCGCCACGTCCTCATCGCATATATTTGCAGCTGCGGCGCAGGCTATATCGTCAACCTGGTCCGCTTTAAGGCCATAGCTCGACACAAGCCAATCCCGCGTGCATAACGCAGAGTTGTTGCTATAAGCTGTCAAGCCGCTCCTGGGATCATAAACCTTCTTGCCGCGAACGACTGCCGTTATCATCGGTTCACCGTCAGCAAATACGTTCTGATCTGATTCATAGCGAACATAAATATACGCGATGCCCTCGCCTTTGAAGCGTGAGTCAATCTGACTGCTCTCCGCTAAAAGATCAGGATCAACCGTCTGGCCTGGCGCGCCTAAATGTTTCTTGATGCGGATTTTAGAATTCCAAGGCGATGATGTAACATATCCGTTGCCATCAATCGAAACCACCTTATCGTCCAAATAAATGTCGGTAATGGCGTCCACCTCATGACCCGCCAAAGGGATTATCTTGTGAAAATATTTCCCATCAGGTCCCGTGCTTTCGTAATAGGTGAAAGTGCCGCCTTTGCGAATTGTCCCATAAACAAAATCTTGCGGGGCGATCGGGTCTGTACTGGTAAAAAGAAAGCTTTTCGAAGTTAATCCGCCCGAAGTAAAATCATCAAATTCTTTCGACTTTGGCGACAAGGCTAACATTGCCCACGATGACACAGTGCTTACAGCTAAATATCCAACCGCTTTTGATACCGTTAAACCTAATCCAATGTTTGCCGCGCCGATTGCTGCGCCCGTTGACCCGAATGCGCCAAAAATTGCGGTGCCAACGGTTGCTGGGTCTCTCAGAATTTCGTCCTGGAAATTATATGTCAAGCCAAGTGGATGATTTTTCATCGCGGCACCCAAGCCTTATCGATTTCTTCTAGGTCCGAATATATCACGCCCTGCCTGGAAAGGAATGCCCCTTTCATGCCAACACAAATCCCTAAAGCGTAACCAATCAACCACCGCTCAATTTTTTTTGTTGCAATCAAAGACCCCCGAGGCGGAACGTGATCAACCGCTTTCAATTTGCCTTCTATCGCTTCATCAAAATTTGAAACCTGGAATTTCCGCCTCAATTCTGACGGTATCATGGGCTCAGATCCGTTCATGTATTGACCTAGAAATTCGTCCGCGAAGCCGTACCCATGAAACGATTTAAACGCAGCGTTGCTGAACGTAAGACAATCGTGTTTGCCCCACTCAAAAGGATCAGAACGAACCGATAGAATGTATTGATTGAGGTTTCTGAAACGGCATGTCATCGGAAAGTGAACTTTTTGTCCTGAATGTCGCGAACATAATCAAAGAACGTATCGTTAGGATGGCGCGACTTGTGGTCCTCGCTGGTGTATCTTCGATTGCTTGCTCTATCCATCATGACCAACGTGCTATCGACCTCGACCCTGATTTCGCTTGTTTCACCGCTGTCATTCATTGGCATTGTGTTCATGAAGCCGCCAAAGATCTGAACAACATCAGGGACTCTAGCATCACCAAAATAAACCTTGCAGCGCCGATTTTGATACGGCTCCGCAAGTGCAATCTGGACCATGCTGCCCCGGATTCCGCTCAATGTGATTGACATACTCCTAGCCGATAAATCAGAAGATTCCTCCGCGCCGTCAACGCTTAATATCGGCACGCCGTTTCGGCCTCCTATGTAGGTCTCGCCGTCAATTTCGCGATCGTTAAGGCCGGTCCACAACCTCAAGGTGCCGCTGTCAAAAAACATCTCAACCGCATAAATTGGATATATTACTTTGTCAGAAAGCGCCGCTAAAAGCGCCGCAGGTATGTTGCGGCTCATATTGATTCCCTAGCGCTGAAAGTTATTCCAAATTTTGCAACGCTGTTGACGGACCAAGATTGAATGGGGTCAACCAAGCAAAAAATTCCTTGTGCGTTTTGCGCTGTTACGGTGTCACCGTTTGCAAGGCTTGTCCTGATATCAGGCCACACATCAAGCGTTGCTTCCCCTGAACCGTCTGTGTCTACGTCGGCCAAAACCTTGAAAAGCTGTCGATTGTTTCCGGTTCCTGTGTGCACATAATCGCCAGCCTTTAAATACCCAGTTTGATTTGCTGGCACGTCCTTGATTGACAATGTTTCACCGCTTGAAATATCGCCGTTGACCAGAATCGTGTCCGCATCACGCGCCGATCCCATAGGTAACTTTGCAAGCTGGTCGCCAAGGTAAAACGTGCCATATCCTTTCAACGACACAAGCCAAGCGATCCACTTTTCCGCATTGCTTCGAAACATGGGCGGCAACTCGACGTCGATCTCCCACATTTGCCCAGGATAAACCTGCTTTTCACCAACAAAGGTAAAAGGGCTCATCGTGCTTGCAACAGTGTTGATCTGCCTAAACGTGACGCGCATTTGACCGGTATGCGTTGGCAAAGTCAAAGGATAGGTGATCGCCATTATCCAAATGCCCCCGCATAAGATCCGCCACGCCGCACGCCCTCGGCAACAGCCGCCTTGGCGTTTTCTGATATCATGGGCATCATTTGCAATACCTCGGCCCTGACCGTGCTTTGTACGCCCGTGCTAACGTTTATGGTTTGATGCACAACAATATCAGAAGCGCCGCGCGTCATCGCGCTGCTTGTTTTTGATGCACTTAAAATTTGCCCATTTTGTCTTGGAACAAAAAGTTCGCGACCGTTCTCGCCGGTAATGTAAGGCTGACCAGCTTGGACGCTGCCGCCCGTCGCGCGCGCTGGTATTCCCGGCGAAGCGCCGCCGCCAAACATTCCACCGATCAAGCCTGTAATGCCCCTGGCAAATGGCCTTGCAACTTGCACCCGAATGATTTCGGCAAGAATGCTGCGCATGACAGATTTAATTTGATCACCAGCGCTCTGACTGCTTGTGATGGCGGTCATAAATGCGTCTTCAAAGCTGCTTTCAACTTTTTGCATTATGCCTTGCAGATTGTCAGACTCCAAAGCAATTTCGCCGAAAGCATCGACGACCCGGTTGCTCATGGTGTCAACTTCGGTCGTCACCCTCGTAAAACTTCTGCGCAAATCTTCTGAACTTTCAATCGGCTTAACAAAACTTTGCCCGAATGTAACAATTCCGCCTTCGGCATCACGTAAAGCGTCTTCCAAATCTTGAATGTTGCGTGACGTTCTTGCTATTTGATCTGCAGTTTCCTGATTTGGCGATAACAGCTCTTCTTGACCCTTTCGAACATTAACAATGTGACCGGCGAGCCTTTCGTATTCCTCAAGGTCTCTGCTGCTCAAAAGTGCCTCACCGTCCATTGTAGGGCTCAGACCCCTTTGCCCCGCTTGCAAGTCGGCAATTTGCTGATTCATATCAAGATAGGATTTGCTGCCAAGGATTTGCGCCCGTGCCTCCGACATTATCGCTATTGCATTGTCGCGACGGCTTTTTGCTTCATTCAACTTTATCCTTGCCGCATCTACCGACATTGCATTTGATCGACCAAGCTGGATTTCTAACTGTTGCGACTGCCGAATTTCGTCGCCTAATGCCATCACAACATTGTCAATCGCTATCTCTAAATTGCTTGTTGGATTTAGAAATTTTTGAACGGCTTCAATCGCCGCGACGATGTTTGTAACAAAGCCCGCGAATGCTGTCGCAGCGCCGACAAGTATTGAGGACATCTCGACAAGAGCGCTTGAAAGTTGCACGCTTATGGCTTGAGACATAAGGTCAAGCTCTTGTTTAGATTCCGCCGCCCTTTTGATGAGATCCTCATCCAAAACAAAACCAAGCTTCTCGGCCCTTTCGCGCATTTCTTCTATTGCGGCACTGTTATCCTTAAACGCTGCGACCAAGGCGGTGCTGTCGCTGGCGATCGCCTCCATGTAAAAGGTCATTTCAGACTGACTGACATTCGCTTTCTCAAGCGCGTTTATATATGCGCCGAGCTTTTGATCCGACGAAAGATCTGCAAAGGCATCAGCCGTTAGCCCGACCTGCGGCGCAATGAACTCGAAAAAATCCTTTAGAGGCCCAGCGCCGGTTTGCGTGAAGTCGCCAAATTTGTCGTTCACGTCTTTCAGAATATCGGCAAGCTTTCCTTGGCTGATCCCAAATTGCCCTGACGTTGCCGATAAGATTTGAAATTCGTCAGTCGCTACGCCAGCAAGCGTTGCCAAATTTCCTACCTCAGTCGCTGCCCTGATCGATCCGCTCAAAGCTTGAACCGAAAAAGCGGCGGCAAGAACTGGCGCTAACCGCTTGGCGGCAGCACTCAACACCCTGAACGAATTCGAAGTGTTTGAAAGTTGCTTCTGCGACTTCCGCGCAAACATTTCCACCCGCCTTTGGTTGCGCTCCATCGCGCGGGCAAATTCCCTATCTTTTGCGGTCAAGATAATGTTTAGTTGTTCTGCACTAATCGCCATCGACTCGCCTCACCAATTCTTTGTATTCTTCCGCAGTCGGTGCGTCTGCCCCTGGCTTTGGCGGGGCGTGCGCTTTGTTCCAGCCCTCAAATACAGTCCAAACGTCTTTGGGGATCATATCACGGATTTGCTCAGGATGTAACCCAACCACAATTCCGCTCGCTATCATGTCCCTCACGTTCAGTCGCTTTGGGTGTGGCTCGGCGTCTTTTTTTTTACCTCATCCGCTACGTCTGGACTAAACGCAACACCCACAACAGCTTGGCCGATCGTATAAAACCGCAACAAAGAATCCGGCCCTGCGTCGTTGATCACCGCATCGGCCTCCCTGTCTTTCATGCCGCCGCCAACTAAGGCCAAGGCCAGCAAATCACGCAACTCTGTGCTTGTCGGCTTTGTGCCGCGACCGAAGAACCCGTCCCAAAGTTCAAAGATCCCACGATACTTAGCTTCAAAACGCTCGATTTCGCGAGTGCGCAGAACAAACGTATAAGAGGTGCCGTCAATTTCCTCAACGACACCTCCGCGCGGTGCTTCTACTACAATTGTCATCAAGCCGCCGTGAAGGTGATCAAGCCATCGCTTTCAAACGACACTGAATAAGTGACACCGCTGCCCTGCTCGCCGCCATATTCCATTGTGGTGATGCGAAACGCACCGGAATAAGTTCCAAAATCCGGGATGACAATCTCTAAATTGACTGCATTATCCGTCGCCATTGCAACCGAATGCGCGCGCAACTCCGACGTGCTATCTTCAAAATAGCCATCACCCGTCGTGCTAATGCTTTTGATGCCCGACAAAGTTTGCCGCCACAATGGACCCTCTGGATTTGCGCAATCTGGCGTCGTCACGTCAGCCGTTTCATTGTTGATCGTGAAGGTCTTGCTTGTCAGACCGCATAAATTTGAAAACGTTTCAGGATCTCCACCGTCGCCAATCTTAATCAGAAGGGCGCGTCCTTGTTGCTTAGCCATGTCTTGGCCTCCATAGTGCTGTCTGAACAGTAATCAGACGATATGTTTCACGCTTGCCCAAGGCGCTAAGTTAGGCTGTTTCAAGCATGGCTTGAAATAATATAACGGCGGTATAGCCTCTGCCGTCTTTATCTCTTGTTGCCGATATCGCCTCAAAAAGCAAATCGACCAAGTTAAAACCATCAACAGTCACAGATGCACCCTGGCGATGCAAAGCGTTTTTGACAGCCTCAACAATTCTCACGGCCTCAACACGCCCGGAAGCGCTGCGCGAATGAGCTTCAAAGCTTACCTCAACGAGCGCGCCCTCTGTCGTATCGGTGTCAAACACCACTGGCGAAATTTCGTTGAAGCGCAGATAAGGAAAAACAACGTCCTGCGGTGGCTCATCATAGATGCGCGTTGACACCAAATCAGTCACGCCAGTGTTGGCCCTAAGAGCCGAGATCAGACCTTTTTGCATAGCAAGCGCGTAACTGTCAGCCACTCATCACGTCCTTTATGGCTTTGTTAATAGATCGGCGGCCGGATTGCTTGTGTCGCCTAGCTATTAACTGTTTGACTGTGGCGCGAAAATTGTAAGGCGCACCAGTGTTTCCCCAGCCATAGTTGATCGACGCCGCAGCCAAGGCCTCATCTCTTGATCCATCTGAAAAGTTGATGAAACCTAAAATCTGATCGTCTTGAGTTTCAACGTTACCGTTGATCCAGCTTTTCAAGTCGCCATCCGCAACAGGCACAATGGCTTTCGCCTTGCGAACGCCTAAATTGACAGTGCGCTCAACAGATTTTTCCAAAGACTTGCGCGTCCCGTTTGGCAAGTCGCGCATTTGGCGCATTAGCTTTTTGTGCCCAGTCACCATCATGGCGCGACGCCTTTTTCAACAACCATTTCAATCATCGTTTTTTTTGCATCAACCTGCATGACATCTTTAATCGCCCAGGTCTTGCCGCGCGCAATGACGCGATCAGCTGCGGTGATGGCGCTGGTTAAGCTGTCTGCCCGGACGCGAAGCGTTGCAAGTGCAGCATCTTTCAATGCCCCGCCGGATATTTTCTCTTTGCCCTTTTGCTCGCGCAGGTCTGCTTTGCGGCTGCCATCTTCAATGTTTGCCCAACCGGTGTAGGTGTTGCCGTAATCGTCAACAGCGGCCTCCGTAAGACGCTGAAAGACAACCTTTTCACGTAACAGACCAGCCCTAACCATACCAACAATTCCGATGAATGTTGAGAATTT